ATCGTTAGGATTGTCTGCTGACTATATGAGAAAATTGCGTACATGGGGTATTCGCAATAGTTCGCTATTATCTGAGCAACCAAATGGAAATAGTTCTATTCTAGCTAATATTGTTTCTGGTGGTATCGAACCAGTGTTTATGCCAGAATATACAAGAACAGTTATTGTTTCTGTTGTTCCTGAGAATATTAAAGAAGTCACTCCCAAGTATTGGGAAGGTGAATTCAAAGAGACAGAATTGTTTAAGTTTACCAAAGAAGGTGATGAAGATATTCTAAAGGGAATCTCGAAGGATGGTATTGTATATAAAATTGATAAAAACCGTGGATTGACCAAAGAAGTTCTTTGTGAAGATTATGGAGTTCGTTTTCTCAAACAAAAAGGTGAATGGGACAAGAATGCGTCATGGGCAGCTACTACTACAGAATTAAGTGTTCAGGACCATGTGAATGATTTGAAGGGATTTGCACGTTGGGTTGATAGTGCTTGTAGCAAGACTGCCAATATCCCAAATAGTTATCCATTTGACGATTTTAAAACTCTTTATACTGATGTTTATAAAACTGGATATATTAAAGGGTTTACGACTTACCGTTCAGGTACAATGACTAGTGTACTGAGTGCCAAGGATGAAATTCTTTCAGAACCAGAAGAAATTATTCTTGAAAATGTAAAACTTCCAGATAGTTTACCGGCAACATTAAAAACTCTTCGTGCAGAAGGTCGCAAATGGTACTTAACCGTTATCGAAAATACTGAACGCACTCGTCCTGTGGCTTTATTTGTCCAGACGAATGCACATGAGAAAAGTATTACCGCAAATACTGCTGTAGAAAATCTATTGACTCTAGCTAGAGAAAAGGGAATTCCAGAAGAACATATCGTTTCAGTCGAAGAAAAAATTTCTGGTGATAGCAATCCAAGTAAAATTTGTCGATGCATTAGTCTTTGCTTGCGTCATGGTGTTGGTATCAAGAGTATTGTTGCAAAATTAGATAAAACAGATTGTCTAGTTGGTACATTTGTTTTCCATATTAGAAAATATCTCGCCAGCTTGATTAAAGATGGCGACAAAGTTCCCGATGAAAAATGTTTAGAATGTGGTAGTGAAAATGTAGTGTACCAAGAAGGTTGTAAGGTTTGTGTTAACTGCGGTAGTTCCAAGTGCGGTTGATGTGAAATTAAATATAGTATATTAATAATATACTATATCTATGACCCAATGGCTTTATAATAATGAGTCGATAAATGAAATTGATCCTTCGTTTATTGGCTTTATTTACATCATTACTCAACTATCTACCGGTAAAAAATACATCGGAAAGAAAAAGTGTTTCTTTCGCAAAACTTCTCTGAAAACTGTCACACTAAAGTCTGGAGAAAAGCGTAAGAAAAAAATTAGATCACTAATTCCTTCAGACTGGCCTGATTATTTTGGTAGCTCTAATAACCTTCTAGCCGAAATTGAAAAGTGTGGTGAGGAAGATTTTAAACGAGAAATTATCAGATTCTGTAAAACTGAGAGTGAATTGACATACCACGAATCTAGAGAAATATTCGTCACGGACTGTTTATTAAAGCCAGATGAGTATTTTAACGAATGGGTGATGTGTAGAGTAAGGCGAGACCATCTGATTAAACGAGATAACCCATGCGTTACGGAATTAGAGTAAAGATCATTCGTGTATTTCACCCGCTTTTTTGGTATGCAGATCATTTATATCACGTACTCCCATGTATATCCATATGCAGATTTTTTAATACCTTTACAACATTTGTCGATTAACCCGGCGACCGACTTTAAATTTGATGTTGGTTTTAATGTTCCCTGATGATTAAGCCATTCCGCTACATAATATGGGCCATTAAAAACTTCTCCGGTTTCTATACATCGGATTGGTATTTTCTTTCTTTTTGCTTCGCTACCCTTCATTATGTGTTCTTCTGACTGCTTCGTGCCAGTCTTGGCAATACTCTTTTTCTTCCTTGTCTCATCAGACTGTTTCTTTCCATAACCGGGATGATTTTCTCCTGAGTTGGCTTTCCGTTGTTCTTCTGTCCAGTTACGACCAGAAGACCCTTCTCCACCATCAGTAAGATTAAGTAGAATTCCGGTATCGATGTCTTTTCTACCATACCATTTGATATATCTTCTTTCGATCCCGAATGCTCCAACTTCAGATAAATCGTATGATATAATGACAATATTAGATAAATCTTTAGGCACAGGAATTTTACCATGTGGTTTCCATGCTCTTTCGAGTTGACCCTTACCACAATAGTATACAGTTCCTTTCTTGCCTAAGTGTGAATCTTTACATCTAATGTAAAAGTAGACGTAAAACCGAAATGTATCAGTTTTAGATTGTGTTTTTAAATACTGGATAAATAGTTGTCTGGACATGAAAGCCTTTAAGAGTGGTTGTCTAGAGTCCTTGGTAGTGTTCAGCTACGCGAAGGACATTTTTATTGACGTAACATGTGTTACAGTCTTATTTAATCAAAAAGGAATTTCAAAAGAATAACACTATGGATATCATTCGATCAAATATCACTAGTAGCTAAACTAAAATGTGTTTTGATACAGGAATATGTGAAAGAATTTTTCGTACCAAACATTAAATACATTGATATACACGATACTGAAACGATTCGGTGTGTTAGATTTAAAGAATATTTTAGTCATGAAATCATTTTTGATTAAATACGTGATACATTACCCATTGGAGAATAAATGAGAAGTTTTAAAGAGTACTTGACAGAAGCAAGAAACCAACATGAAGCACATGTGCAAGCCAAACATTTCGATACAAATGAATATCCTGTAATTACAGATAATGGTGGACATATCTCAGAATCTGTGGCTCCTGATCCTGAAAATTCTAAACGAATCATCATTACTCACGATGGTGCCAATAAACCAAAGGGTGTATCTGGATTGTCTGTACCTAAACATATGTGGAAAGGTACTGCACCATCTGAAGGTGGTGGTATTAGTAAAAAAACGGGCGAAATTACTAAACCTACCAAGGGAACTATGGGTATGGAAGATAGGAATAAAGCTCGTGCTGAAGTATACGGGTCTGAGCAACGTGAACCTCTGTCTGTACCGGAAATGGAAACTTCACATAAAACAACGTTAGAGCAACATTTTGCAAAACCAAAGGCACTACAACTTCATGATGAAAAAGAAGCTATTTCTCGTTTAAAATCAGCAAAACATCTAGATAGCGGTAGTACCACAGATGAATCTGAAAAAACAGATACTATCCTTCATGAAAAGGATAAAAGCGGTAAGGGATATACTGCTGCGGCATGTAAGGGTGTCGCTGGGCATACTGTATATACATCTGGTGCAGGTAAAAATGCAGAGCATCGAATTGTAAATACATGTCCGGGCCAAACGCGTGGATGTGGTGGCGGTGTTGATGCACATGGTGTTGCCAATACAACTAAAGGTACTTGCTTCGCACCAAATGCTGAAGCACAATATCCTGCAGCATCTGTGCGCCGAGCATATCTGGATCAATCTAAACATGATCCAAAAATGACATCAGATTATATCTTAGCACATACGCATTCGATCCGTAAAGGTGCAGATTCTGCTGATAAACAAGGAAAACATTTCGTTATCAGACCAAATACATTGAATGAAAATGATAGATCAACTAAACATGTTGTTGCTGGGTTGAATAAACAACGAGCAGGTGAAGGAAAAGGGAGTATCATCAGCTATCAGTATTCTAAAGATAATGAGTTACATGACCCAGAAAATGGTGTACACGTCACACATTCCAATATTGGACCAAAGGTTATCAATGATAAAACAGTAAAAGAGAATGTGAATCGGGATACTCGCCGCGTCAACAATACTGTTACTGCAACAACAACTTCTGGTGAAGATCTACGTAATGCACAGGGAAATAAAACACCGGCAAAACATTCATATTTGGTAACCAATCTTCCTCGTGGTGGCAATTTGGATATGGAATATCAGAAACACGCAAAGCATATCAAGTATTGGGATAAAGGCACGAAACTATCTGATGAAGATATTAAAAGTACACCAAAAGAAGGTCACTTCGATGCTAAAGGTAAACCAACAACACCAGAAGCTGCCCACAATGGATTTAAAGTTCTTGGTGATCGCAAATATGAATATCAGAAACAGCATATTCTACACCCACGAATGACTATGGTAAATGGTCATTCTATTCCTAGTGATTCTCGTTTTCAAGATGATGCTCATATGCCTAGCGACGCAAATAAGTTTAAATCTAAGAATGGAAAATCTGCAGGCGGCATCGTTGTGACTTCAGCAACAACTTCAACAAGTGGTGAGCGCAGTAATTCTTCATTTACTCACCGTATCGATCAACCAAAACTTGACCAGATCAAAAAAACTGGTGAACATGAAATCGATGCCCCAGAAGAACAAGAAGCTGCAAGAGGTCATGAGTACAATGGCGAAGAGCATTCCGTTAAAGTTTCTGATATTGGTGGGCTTAAAAAGAATAAAAAAACTTCTGTATAAATTATTTTTCATATAATTAAAAAAAAGGACTCTTTCGAGTCCTTTTTGCGTTATAATAGAGACATCTTAAAACGAAATCAAAAATTTTTAACTGGAGTTTATTATGAACGTATCAACTGTGTTTTCCAAGGTGTCTGGTTCTTCTTTTGTTGGTTTGTCTACCAAAACAACACCAATCCTCACTGGCGGCAAAAAGAATCCAATGCAAGGACGAATTACAAAAATTATGACTGGTGCTTCTGTGATGGTCTTCCAGAATAAGAATTCTAATGGTTATGAAAATATGGTTCAGCGTCGTCTTGCTGCAGAAGGTAAAGATCCAGAATCGTTTGTTCTCGGTAACCGTGTATGGGGTGAGCGGGTCGCTAATAGCCCTATTGTGATGCACAAAGATAAAAAATACGTTGAAGTGATCTTCCTGCGCTCTGGTGTGGTTTCTTATGAACTTGATGGTCAAGCAATCGATAAGAAAGATATTATCGGTATGGTTGATAAAGATGATGGTGTTCAGGGTGGGCTCGATAACAAGGTCATCATCCGCACCTTTGCTGAAGAGTCGATCACCCAAGTAAATATTGATGGTGAAAAATATGCGATGTGCGCATAAATAATAAAGATAATAAAGATAATGTGGTCCTTATTGATATAAGGACCACATTCATGTATGGAATACCATTAATAAATATTAATATATGAAACTATTAAATCTATCCCATTTTCGACCGCAGTTTTTTTCTAAAATAACTAAATTTCTAAAAACATTTATCCTAGGTGTTATTATTGGTGCTACCTTAGCTGGTGGTGTGATTCTAAATATCAGACATGAACAGAAAATCCAAGCTGAACAACTCCATCAACAACAAGTAGCTGCAGAAAAATTAGTCCAACTAAAAAATGAAGCAGCACTAGATACAACAGCAAATATTATCAAACGTGACGGTAAATTATCTCTAGCTACTGCAAAAAAATATGCCACTTGGATTTATGAAGCTGGATTAAAATATAATGTAGATCCTCTGCTCATTCTGTCTGTTATGTCAGTTGAATCAGGATTCAAACATAACGCTGTATCTCCTACTGGTCCAATCGGGTTGCTACAGATAGCGGCATCGTGGCATCGTGAAAAAACAACTAAAGCAGCGTTGTACAATCCACGGCATAATATCTATGTAGGTACTCAGATTCTTCGAGAATATGTTGATAGATCATCTTCTGAAAAGGAGGCATTATTGCGCTATAATGGTTCATTGGGTAAATCTTCGGTTTATGCTGTAAAGGTTCTGTCGAAGAAAACTAGATACGAGTCAGAAATTCAAAATGCAGTGAGGGATATTTAAAATGCAGACACTAGATTATTCATTGATCAGGTTATTTCCAGAAGATAGGGATAAAATTATCCAACATATATTTACTCTACCATCTGATGATAGGTATCTGAGATTTGGTTATTCTATATCCGATGTTCAACTTTGGCATTATGTAGAGAAATCGTTATCTACTCAGAATACCAAGAATAAATCAGATTTCTGGTTTGGTATTATTGATCTAGAAAATGATCTAGTGGGAACACTTCATGTTGCTATCTATGATGATGTGGCAGAATTTGCGTTTACTACTTCTGTCGATCATCGAGGTAAGAAACTTGGTCAGTTAATGTTTGCTAGAGGATTTCAACTTGCAACAGAATTTCAGGTAACACAAATCTACATGGCTTGCTTGAGCAAAAATGCACCTGTACGCCATATAGCCAAAAAGTTTGGATTATCTGTTATGACAATAGGTTCAGATTCTGAGGCATCTGTAAATATTCAGTACCCAGTTCCACTTAGTAAAGTAAACACAGTTAAGATGTCAATGATCGACAAAAATATTTTTCACATAGAAGGTAAATAATGGTAACTAAAGTTTTAAAGCTCAGTGCATCTTGAATTACACCAATACGCATTAAATATCTTCTTTAAGGAGATAATATGGCATTGGAAGAAGGTGAAGAATTTTTTATACCAGAATATTTTGATTATAAGCAATTTATAGAATCATGTTGAATTAAAGTGTATGATAAATCATTGGTTTTACATAATCATCATATAATACCTGTAAATATGGGTGGCGGAAATGAAAAGACAAATTTTGTAAAACTTTCTGTTGAAGATCATATCAATGCTCACATAATGTTAGCTAAATGTTGGCCAGATGATACGAAGGGAAATATCGATAATTATAGATCTTCTAGGATGTTAGGTAAATTTTCAATAACTGATACTGAAACTAATGATGCAATATCTTCATCATATCGTGGAAAAAATAATCCATTTTATGGTAAAAAACATTCCACAGAATCTAGAGTATTAATGTCAAAAAATTGTAGTGGTCGTCGATCAAAAAATAAATCATATGAGGCGATATATGGTGATACTTCAGAATTGGAACGTCTTAAACGTAGTGATGGTGTTAAATCATCGTGGGAAAATATGACTGAAGAAGAATTAGCTGAACGGTCACATAATATATCATTAGGTTTGCGCGCACATATAAATTCGCCTGATTATAAAAATGGATTTTCTATTTCTATTATAGTTGAAGGTATAGAATATAACAGTTATGCTGCTGCTGCACGGTTTTATGGGATTAGTGGTTATAAATTGAAAAAACTTTATGAGATAATTGAAAAATGAAAATATTAAAATTCTCCGCAGGATATTGTAACCCATGCAAGCAGATGGATACACAGTTATATGGTATGAAACATCAACTAGATGGTGTCGAGATCATTCATGTGGACACAGACGCGTCACCCGAGCTAGCTAAGAAGTATAACATTCGTTCGATTCCTACATTGATTAAACTAGACGATCTAGGTAACGAGATTGTACGATCTACGGGATCACTATCTAGTGCAAAACTGTTGGAGTTCCTGTTATGAGTTCGACTTCTACAAATGACGTTACAGGAGACAAGATTCAGACGAAAAATGTTTCAGAAACATATCGTAACAATTTTGATCTAATTTTTCGCAAACCTGTGTTAAAATACAATCATAATCAACCAACCGAGAAAAATGATGAAACTCAAAAACCTAGTAATTAGTGTTGCACTGACAATTTCAGTATCTAGCGCAGTAGCAGATCCTGGTTCATTTATTGTTGGGGCAATTGTTGGGGCAATTATTACACAACCGCATCAGCACCCAGTGTATGTACAGCAACCACAACCAGTATATATCCAACATCAACAACCTGTATATATTCAGCAACCACAGCCAGTATATATCCAACAACAACCTGTATATATTAATGAGCAGGATATGCGAGGTTATTGCCCATATCAAGGTGAGTTGTATTATCAATGCCTAGGAAATATGCAACGCAAGAAAAATGAAGAAGCATATGCCCGTGGTTATCGAGGGTATTGATAGTGATAAATAGATTTCTTCATTGGTTGACACATATTACTGGATCTAACGAAGGTAGAGTAGCAACGTGGCAAGAAGGTGATAAAATAATGGTTGGTTTTGAGTGTACCGGGTGTGGAAAAATTGATCCAAAGTCTGTACACAGTATTTTTATTAAAAAAGAAAGTGAAATAATTTATGAGTAACGAAAACAGTTCAGATATCCTAGTCCTAGTCCTATCAAATGGCGATCAACTTCTAGCCGAAGTAACAGAAACTGGTGGTGCTTATCTTGCAACCAATGTACTACAGATTCTTACTCAACCAGATGAGAATACAGGTCAGATGCGTATGGGTATTGTAGAATATCTACCATATTGTGATACATCGGCTGGAATTGCGATTCCAACTGGTCAGACAATTGTCGCAATTCCTGGTGAAGAAATTCTGAATCATTATAATGCGCGATTTGGTAAGATCATTACACCACCTACTCCTAAGATTATCCTAGGTTAATATGCCTATCTATGGATATCATTGTTCTAATTGTGAACATGATTTTGATCTGTCTAAAAAAATTGCAGATAGAGATGAAACTTCTTTAGATATTTGTCCATCTTGTTCTGAGGTTGGTCAGATTACTAGACAAGTAGGATCACCGCTTGTAGCATATTCTATCGCCACTGCTGGGTATGGGCGAGGTGCTGGTGATGGGTGGAAAGAGGTGCTGAATAAAATCCACTCTGCTCCAGGTGCTAAATCAGGATATAGTTCATTCACGTAAAATAAATAAGGATGTAGGGTAAAATCTACATCCTTTATTACTTTTGATCGGATTACTAATGGCTCGTACACCACGCAAATCGATATTAACCTCATCTGCTAACACACAAGTAGAACGTCAAGCGCGTAGAATTAATCGTCAACAGAAACAACTGGATCGTCAGATGTTGACCGACATGGGACAGAATTATCCTGCTACGCTTACAAATTCTAAGGGTAGAACAATTACGTCTAAAAATCTTAAACCTATCTCGGCACTCACGGATACACAACAAGATTTTTTTGATGCATACGCCGACGGTGAAGAAGCTATGGTTCTATTTGGCTCGGCGGGGACTGGTAAAACTTTCCTTGCGTTAGGTAGAGCCCTAGAAGACGTACTTGTCCCAGAATCAATATATAAAAAAGTAATTATCGTTAGATCTGTTGTTCAAGGTAGAGACATGGGTGCACTTCCTGGAGATACCACAGAAAAGGGTGCAATTTTTGAGTTACCATATCATGCAGTATGTGCAGATCTATTTGGTCGCGCAGATGCCTACGAGAAACTCAAAGATATGGGTAAAATCGAATTCATTACTACATCATTTCTACGCGGCATGACATTTTCGGATTGTATTATTGTAGCAGACGAGATTCAAAATGAAACCTTTGCTACCATTGGAACACTTATCACACGTACAGGTAAGAATACAAAATTGATCATTATGGGTGATGGAGTTCAATCAGACCTAGTTCATTCTAAGCATGATGTTTCAGGGTTTAGAGAATTTATTTCCGTATCTAAAAATATGGAAGAATTCCGACATTTCAGATTCACATCAGATGATATCGTGCGCTCAGGAATCTGCAAATCGTGGATTATCCAATGCGAGAAGCTAGGTTTATAATTAAAGGATTTTGATGAGTAAAATTACATATAATGAATACATGAAGCAACTTAATAGCGAAGCTCTATATCGGATGTTATCTGATATGACCGAGGTTGATTCATTAGAAATTGCTAGACAAGTCTCTGAAGGTTTATTATCTGACATTGCTGTAAATAGTGGTTTGTCTAAGGCTAAAATTCGAAAGGCAAAATTTGCTGTGGCGCATGTTAAATTCAACGACAACAATTATTTATCATTTCTATATGATATTAATGGTGCTCAAGTAATGTTACGTGCTACCAACGTAGACACTAAAAAGTTTTATATTCCAAATGAAGTATGGATGGTACTCACAGATAGAGAAACTGGAGAAACAAAACTACACTTAACTATGTCATTAGGTGGCAGAGAATAAATACGATTATACTAACGAAACAATTAATTATGCAATGTAAACACTGTGACTCTGTCGATATCTCTACTAAAGCCATCCGTAAAACATTATCGGGGTTTACCCAGAGATATCGATGCAACTCCTGCTCAAAATGGTTTTCAGAACATACATCTGAAATAGTTGAACCAGTTTCTAAAAATAAAAGATTCGTTATTACATCATGCCAAAATAATGCGTCTGTCAATATCAATTTTTTAAAATCTCTTCAATCGTATTGTAAAGATAAATCTGCAGAGTTATTGATTGTACCCATCATATATAGACCGACTGATCATGAGAGTGTCACGTTCAATATTCCATCTGATTTAGAACATACCATTGTTCGCCACAAGATGAAAATTCATGATGAAGTTTATGTCATGGGATCGTTCAATTTTATTCCTACTGCTGTGAATCCATTATCTGGACTAGAATCTTTGTCTAAAGGTGATACCCTGATCGTACCATCACCGCAGTTACGCATGAAATCACTTGCAGTATCTATTAAACGACACCCAGCAATTCTACACACAACCGGGGCAATATCCAATCCTGAATATACTAATACTAAGGTAGGTGAAAAGGCTCTGTTTAACCATTCATATTCTGCAGTTTTGGTAGAGATTGACTCTGATAATGATTTTCATATTAGAACTTTAAATGCAGATGATACTGGAATGTTCTATGATTTAGGTTATAAGTATTACCCAACAGGAAAAATAGAATTTGAGTATATTGAAGCTTTAGTTACTGGTGATGAACATGGTATTATGTCTGATCCAGTTGTCGAACATGTTACATATCAACACAAAGATTCAATTGTCCGTACTTTAAAACCAGAATTCGTTATTCGACATGATGTACTTGATTGTGCGTCTATTAGTCATCATACACGAAAAGACAATATCAAGAATGTTGGTAAATCTATTTTTGGTACTAATAAAATTGAGAATGAACTTGCGGGTACAGTAGATTATTTACTTAGAACGAGTCAGCTTTCAGATACAACATTTGAGAGTATAATTGTGTCGTCGAATCATAATGATCACTTAACACGATGGTTCGCCGACATAGATATCAAGACTGAACCACAGAATGCACTTTTTTATCATAAGTATATGTATAAGATATTGGATTCAATGGTTCAGACACCAACAGGATTCACACATATCAATCCATTCGAGCAATTTTGTAAAGATATTGGTGTTCCTAGAATTAAATTTTTAGGTCGTGACGAATCATTTATGATTGCTGATGTAGAATTAGGTGTTCATTCTGATAAAGGCACTAATGGTTCTAGAGGTTCTATAGAACAATTCGCCAATCTTCCACAAAAGTACGTTATCGGCCATTCTCACACTCCTGGAATTGTGTTTGGTGCGTATCAAGTGGGAACTTCTTCTTACAAGAAACTTGACTATACGTCAGGTCTGTCGAGTTGGATGCAATCTCATTGTATTATCTACAAAAATGGAAAAAGGCAACTCATCAATATTATCAATGGAAAGTGGCATGCATAGATTAGTTGTGTTATAATTAATCATACCGAAATTCAAAAGGAAATCAAAATGATTAAATTTTCACATCTTGCTGTTTGGCAAGCAGTTTATAAAATTTGCCCACATTTCAAAGTTATGTGCGATAATAAGATTACTGTTAACTTGCCATCTGCTATGAAAGATTGTGCGTTGCAGTTGTTTTTAAAGCATCATAATAAAGATGCATTGTCGTATGAAATGATGTGTGCTGAATATATAATTGGTTGTGCTTTACAAGAACTTTCTGAAATTGGGTTTATAACATTTGGTGATCGCGATACTTTGTGGTTATAATTAATCATACAGAAATTCAAAGGAATTAAAAATGCAAACTACAGTATCACTTAAAGAAGTTCTGAATAATCTCAAACTTGCTAATAATGGTTATACATTTGCATCATCTCTGTCACCAGAATTTATACGTCGTACCGAACAACTCGTTATTCGTGGCGCTGTATCAAAAGATGTTGTTAATAATATTTTTGGTAGAATGGAGACGATATACATAGTTTCTGTGTTATAATTAATTCATCAAAATTCAAACGGTAATTAAAATGAACACTTATTCTAAACAGATCATTGAAATCCTTGAACAAAATCTCGTTGACTTTGATCTTCGAGTTGAAGAATCATCGGTAAACCGTGCTAAACAAGTTGCAGAAGATATCAAGCAAGCAAAACTTGAGTTTTCTTCTCTGAAACATAATGCGTTTGCTTATTACGACAAAATGTTCTCCGCTGCAGGAGGTAAAGGAAATTACCATTTAATGTGTAATGGATTCTCTCAATATGTTGAAGAAACAATACGTAAATCTGAACAAAGTAAAGTCGCAAAACGTAATATCAAAATTTCTAAGAAACTTGTTGATTGTGGAATCACTGAAATTTTATCAGCAAATGTAGTGCTGAGTGATTACGGGTTCAATGGTTATTTTGATGTCACTTGTTCCACAGGAACCAAAAGAGTTTGTATTGATACTATTCTTGCAGGCGGTGATGTTCAATGTCTTCACCATCGTGTATTGGTAAAGATCAAATAAATATGTTATAATTATTCTAACAATAAACTAATAAGAACATAATGAATTATCTACAATCAATTGCAAATGCTTTAATGGAAGTGCATATCTTTGAGATGGCGTTTCAACGTAAACATGTAATTAATAAGACTCGCGATTTATCGTTACACATTGCTCAGCATATTGCTAAAATTGCCCTATATCCAGAACATTCTGCTCGTAAACATTGGGAGAAAGAAGTGCATGTTGCATGTAACTCTATCGATGATTTGAAATATGATGGTAATAAGAAATTGAAAGAATCAGATTATCACAATCTTCTCCATAAAGAACCATATGAGCATACCGGATTACTAGACAATACTGCTAGGAAATCCATCGGCAATGGTATGGTAGATCATAAATGGTCTCAAGAACATAAAGATGGACTAAATGATAAAATCAAATCTGCTTATCATGTGCTTAGCCATCAACTAGCAAATAATAAATATGTACACATCGATTCTATCCTAAAGGATTCAGGAATTTGATGGTGTAATACTCGGATTCGTATAGTGGAAAATACAGAGGTCTTCTTTTATTCTTTCGAAATAGAGAATAAAAGAAGCCCCTAACGTCAGTTCGATTCTGGCATCCGAGACCAAATTAATATTAAAATACTTTAACGATATAAAGTATTTTAATATTAATGAAAGATAATATTATGACAGAACAAAGTGAAACTACAATTGAACCTATCCCGGATTCACCAGAAGAAGTCCGTGTTACACCGAACGAAGAAGTGATAGATCTTATTGAATCACATCCTCAACAACAATCTCGCGCTTTCTGGTACAAGATTAAAACACTCACAGAAGAATTCCATCTCACGGTTATTGCCATTACTTCTACTGGTGCGCGAGAAGGTGTTGCTCAACAATTTCCTGGTGCAGCTGTTGCTTATCTAGGTGTAAGTGATAAAATTATGCAAGTTAACGGATAACTATGTTATAATTAATTCGAATCCGCTGTAATTCAAAGGTTAGAATAATCTCTTTATAAGGGATCTATCTGTGTTCGAGTCACAGCAGCGGTACCAAACACTGGTTAATATAGTGAACCACATTTTAAAAACTATCAATTCAATCTAAGGAAATTTATTATGCACATCAAAATCCATCAAAAATTTACATCTCGCCGCACTGGTGATGTTATTAAAGTCACTAAAATTGAACGTTCTACTGTGAACTCTAAATGGGATCGTTACCTAATTTCCGATACAGATTCTTACGGTAAAGTTATTAAAGGAACTCAACGTTCTGTATTTTCAAATTCTATCCAACGTCGATATCTATAATACTTTAAATGAGATATGGGGTTATAGGCTCTCGCAGTTTTTTAGATTTCAATCTATTGAAAACTGTTCTGGATAAACATTTCATATCTCAAATAATATCTGGTGGTGCTAGAGGTGCAGATTCTTTAGCTGCCAGATATGCAAAAGATAATAATATTTCATTGATAGAATATTTACCAGATTACACTAAATATAAAAAGAAGGCACCGTTCATCAGAAATAAATTAATTGTTTCAAATTCTGATGTGATGATAGCTTTCTGGGATGGGATATCTACTGGAACTAAGCATTCTCTTGATTATGCTAAAAGTAAGAAGATCAAATCCATAATAATTAATTTTTCTGGAATCATTTCTATATATTAAGGAATAAGATGGCATCTATCAATATCGAAGATTTATTTGAAATAGAAACTCGCGAACCGAGTTCATCATTCATCAAGACAGCTAAATCAGAACTTTTTTCTCACCAAGTATTTTTTGACGAAGATATCGGGTCACCTGCTAAGTACAGGGATTTAATCAATCTTCTATATACATGTACAGACGATCATGAGTTTAATTTCTTTATGAATACTTCTGGTGGGGCAATGTCATCTGCTATTGCTATTATCGAAGCAATTAAGGCAACAGATGGTAAAGTACGCGCGATTATTGTTGGGGAGTGTCATTCTGCCGGATCTATTATCGCTCTCAATTGTCATGAAATTGTTGTGTCTGATTCTGCTATGATGCTCTGTCATACAGCAAGTTATGGCACAGGTGGGAATACACATAATGTCAAGATTCATTCAGATTTCTCATCGAAATATGTTAATAAACTTCTTGATGATACCTATACAGGGTTTGTATCTTCCTCAGAAATGATTGACCTAAAGAAGGGTATTGAAGTCTGGTTTGATTCTGAAGAAATTGGAAAACGATTAGAATCGCGTTTAAAGCATCAAACTGAAAAGGCTAGTGCTACCATTCAACCTAAAAAGAAACGCGGTAAAACAGTTCCTGTGGCTTCCTAGACCTATTTACAAGGTGTCTAATTGTAGATACCTTAATTGACTATATTATGATTGATAAAATTGACCTTGAAAAACAAATCCTAGTTGCATATGAAGAACTAGGATTTTCCCCTAGGGGAAACCAAACATCGATCTGTTACTCAGTTCTCGATGCCTTCCTAAATAAAGATAAAAAGAATGTTTGTCTAGTTGCTGGCACGGGTATCGGAAAGTCGATTTTGGGTGCAGTTATCTCTAGAGTGATCGATCACTATACACCAGATGATTCGGCACTTGCATCCATTATTACTATGGGTACAAATTCTTTGGCTCAACAGTATGCAGAATCATTCGATAAACTCGGTAAATATGAATTTTTCCAAGTAAAAGGTGCATCTAATTATGCTTGTCCATTTATGGAATCTCAATTATCCGCAACAGTAAAAACTGCTGATGCTTGTGTCAAGAAAAATCTCATTCCACAAGAATCTGACAAGTATTGTTCTAAGTGCGAATATGATGCATCAAAAAAAGTAATCAATTCTACAGCTAATCTGATTACTAATTACACATACTTTATGATTTCTGCTTTAGCATCGAATCATTTAAAAGAGCGAAAATTAAACGTTTTTGATGAGGCCCATACTTTATCTGATTGGTTCTGCTCTTATGCTGAAATTCTAGTATCAGTTGAACTTATTGACCGGTATATTAAAGAACTTGGTGATACAAACGGCAAATGTGATGATCAAATTGCGGGTCTTATCATGCTCAAACAAAAAGTATCATCAAATGAAGTAGGTGATGGTAATTATCTCCAATATCTACAAGTATTGCTACAACTATATAGATCTATCGCTTTTACACTAGCTAGTCAATCATCCGCTCTAAAATCTGTTGATGTGGTGAAATCTGGTAAGTTCGATAAAATGGCATCTAAATATGATTCTCTTGCATCAAAGATATCTGATTTCTTTGAAAATGATTATGATCATGTATTTGATAATGCTATCCCAAATACTTTTACTATCAAAACCATTTTCATTGGTAAGATGATGGAAAAGTTACTTACAACATATAATTTATTCATGTCTGCCACTATTACAGAGCAATATGCATTTGATGTTCTTGAATTAGATAGGGGCGCAACCGAATATATTTTACTTGACCCAGTATTTCCCCCAGAAAATAAACCATTATTATTTTTAGGTACATCAGCTCTGAATTATAATTCTCTAAAAGATCCGGATATTATTGATAATATGAAAGACACTATCAAGAAGATTGTTGGATTCCATAAAGACCAAAAAGGTTTGATTATCTCACCATCATTTTATCTAGGATCACAGATGGTATATGGGTTGCGCGGAACTAAGGTGTTTGAACATAAATCTGGAGTTAATCTATCAGATCTAATCCTATCATTTAAATCATATAAAGGTTCTGCTGTCCTAGTATCACCTTCCATCTGGGAAGGATTGGATTTTTCTGGTGATGATTCTCGTTTTCAAGTGATCTTAAAATCACCTTATCCGGCTCTAGGAGATAAACGGCTTAAACATATTGCAGATAATTATCCTAGTATATACCAGGAGATGACATTACTCAAAATATTGCAAGGTATTGGGCGATCCATCAGAACTCCGGAAGATAGTGCTACGACGTACTTCCTCGACCCATCATCTAAAAAGTTGTATAATAGTAAGTTAAATGTATGGAAAAATCATTACGACGTTAAAACACCATGAAAGGAAATCTATGAGTCAAGAACCATCACCATATCCATGCCCAACCGGGGTAGTACCGCGCCCTACAGTAGGTAGTATCCAGTTTGGTCCCATCACACCAAAAATTGATAATGCATATATCATAGATGGGATTGTCGCATCTATCAAAACTAAAGATAAAAAACATTCTCATTATTTCAAAGATGTGTCTCATCTAGACACAATTGATGTGTATCGTGTGCTTGATTTATTTCAAGTAACAGATCCAGCAATCGCTCATGCTGCTAAGAAATTGCTAGTTGCTGGCGGTAGAGGTGCAGGTAAAGATATTAATAAAGATATAGCAGAAGCTATCGATACACTAATCCGGTGGCAAGCAATGAGGGCAGAGGATAATGTCTGATATTATCCTCGATCACCGGATGACCGATATTGAGGTTTTATCTGAAGAGACTAATGCTGTGATAGTGTCGATAGCATGTGTGAAATTTTCTATGAAAACGTCATATACAGAATCATTCTGTGTTAATATTAACCCTGCTTCATCCAAAGCACTGGGTCTACATATTAGCAAAGATACTCTGAATTGGTGGAAGAAACAGAAACCAGAGGCATTAAAATCTTGGATGCATTCTAGAATTAATTTACCTGATGCATTGGATCAGTTTATAGAATTCTGTGGTACATATAAGAATACTATCCATTGGGCGCAGGGTATTGCTTTTGATTTCCCTATTCTAGATTCATCATTAAAGGTGTGTGGAAAGACTCCACCTTGGAAATATTGGAATGTCTATGATGCACGTACAGCTAATTATTTGGGTGCGGTAAATCCATTTGATGAGCCGCGAGTTGGTCAGTACCACTCCGCATTAGATGATTGTTACACACAGATCCAGAATCTAAAGAAAGCAATAGGAATTACACATGAGTAATGGATTTTATGATAACTATGAGTACATCTTCAATATGATTACTAAGAATGCTGCACAGTGTCTAGTATGTAACGATATCATCGAATCCAAACACCAGCACGACTATGTAACATGTTCATGTGGCGCAATATCTGTCGATGGTGGTTTGGCTTATAAACGACGTTGTGCAAAAGACTTTGTTAATCTTAAAGAGTTATCTGAAAGTATAAAGTACACCGAAGATGAGTTGACATCATATATTCACAATGGTATCCGACAATCTATTACAGATAAGATCTATTCAAATAGTTTCCACGAAAATACAGTCGCGGCAGCAAAATATTTTCGGCAATTATGGTATCCACATTATGAACCATAATAAATAAGTGTTATAATCTAATTTTAACTATGAAAGAAGTGAACCTATGAAAATCAGCAAAAGCACCATCGACATTCTAAAGAATTTTTCCAGTATTAATCAGAATATTCTGATCAAAGAGGGTTCTGTTGTGACTTCACGTACTGTTGCCAAGAATCTTTTTGTATCCGCAACAGTTGACACTGTATTTGACCAAGAATTTGGTATCTACAATCTTAACCAATTTTTAGGTGTTCTATCATTATTTTCAGATCCTGATCTAGAATTCACTGATAAAGCAGTTACTATTTCTCAAGGTAAGAATAAAGTTCAATATTTGTTTGCTTCACCAGAAGTTCTTGATTATCCTGAAAAGGCAATTAATATGCCACCGGTAGATGCAGAGTTTGAACTTACAGAGGAAAATCTTAAGAGTTTATTGAAAGCAGGTGCTGTTTTATCATCGACTGATCTTCGTATCTCTGGCGATGGTGAAACAATTGTTTGCACAACTATGGACCCAAAAAATCCAGCATCAAATACTTTCTCAGTAGAGGTAGGTGTAACTGATCGTACTTTCGATGCATACATTAAATTGGAAACTCTCAAGTTGATCTCTGGATCATATAAGGTTTCTCTGTCTGCAAAGAAGATCACTAAGTTTGAGAACACTACTATCGATTACAATTTATATATCGCAAATACATCCGACAGTTCATGGACAAGCGTCTAAACTGTGTTATAATTAATCATCTTAATAATTAAAGGAACATATTATGAAACCAACAGCCAACTTCCGGATGAATTCTACCACCAAGTACTTGCTATCTACGATCACAGATCCAGAAGCGCGTAATGCGTTCAAATCGAACATGATCCAAGCGCAACTTGCAAGTGAGATTAAGCCGGTTAAAGAGAAGAAATAATCAGTAATATCCGAATCCTCTGCCTGTTGAAAGATACAACGCATGATATCTAGAATTTACTAGTGAAACCTATGGACGCATAGGTCTACGGAAATCTCGTCTGTGATAAGCAGACATCATATTAAAACATACTGTTTAACTGTTAGGTGACACGAATCAGCGAACTATATTAAATTGTAGCAGGTTGATGTCATAGGTTCGAGTCCTGTACAGTATGTTTTAATATGGTAAGTTAAAAGGAATGTGGGCAGTACCATAGCAATGACCATATTGAAGCACTTTTGTGGGGTAAACAATGAGGGCAGAGTAGTTCCTTGCTCATGTTATCAACGGCATGAATAGGATAAGACGCTGAGCGACCTGATTTTATTCTGTATGTAAAGAAAGTGCTTCAATATGACTAATGTAAATATTATGACAAACGAAACTACTCCACGTAAAATTCTATCTCTCAAGAAAAAACCTGTTGAGGTTATTGATCCTCAGATCGTAAAATCACAACCTAATATTGTCAAGATTAATGGTCCTCTTAAACAGCGATTAGAGGTTCATGCCAAGGCAACTTCTGATCTGAAGAAGACAAAACATCCAATTCGAATCGCTTGTCTTGTAAAGATGTTGATTCGATTGAATGTCGCAATTGCTAAAATCAATAGTCTCACGGTCAGTTACGATGAATCTGGTAAACAAATATTGACACCTGTATGATTACTGATATAAATCCAGAATTCAGTGAACTAGCAATGACGCTGGGTAAATTTCTCCATATCTCTGAGAAATTATCCATATTGTGGGGTTCTAAAGAATGTAGAGCATATCTACATTCACTTACGTTAACTGATAGACCAAATAGAATAGGTTTCCCATTTGATGCTATAGTAGCGATCTCTTCACTGACCGATTTGCATGATAAGTCGTTTCCAGAATTTAAGCCAAAGCATTCTGTCTGGGACGTGTTGTAAACTAGATATGTGATATAATGTAAACATGACACCAACATTTAGACAAGAAGAAACTAAGATGGGATATGCCGTTATTACGGCAGATCACTTGGCGCATGGACAATCTTTAAGGAAGGTAAAGATATCGAATATATTCCATCAGAGATATTCGATACTACACCTGAAGAAGTATTGATAAAGACTTATTTGAACTAATGACTATACTATTAAAACTAATCAAACCTATCGAACGTCTAGATAAATTTTTGACAAAAACTAAAACTAGAATTTTGTCATCTGTATTTCTATTGACGGGTGGTTATAGATGCACTCTTTGCGGTTCTAATCATTTACATTTCAAGTATCCACAGTATACAGGGTGGGTAAACAACGTAAATGGTACCACTACTAGGATGTTACTGTCATGGTCAATGTTAGATAATATTGTATGCCCATTATGTGCAATAGACGAAATCAAGACATATTTCCTAAATTACAATCCATATGACAAAGATGTTCCCCATTATGGGACATGTGATTATACTGGTAAGACTGGTGTTCTAGTTTGTCCTATCATTTGGGGTAGACGCGGTGGATTCAGTCTCCGACATGGTAGAGAATGGTGGAACGGATTTGTTGCATCTGAAGAAGCTTTGATAGAAGCTATTCGTTCTTCTGTAATTTCATCATCCGTCAGCGAATACAATGATGGTAAAATATTATACGCATCTGGTAAATACAAGGTACCATTGCAGACATTTAGTGAATGGATGAATAAACAATCATGGTACAATTGATTTTAATTATTACTTGGATAGCTGGGGTAGTTATTGCTAAAGGATTCTGGTCTACATTTATTGCATTCTGTTTTCCTTTCTGGGCATGGTATCTAGTAGTAGAATTAATTTTACATAGATTCTCTATTGTATAAACCGTGATGTGATTCAATTATTAATTTATGACGCGAATAAACTCTAATTTAAATCCTAAATCTCTAAAACGAATGCATCTTATTGCTGAACTTAGAGAAATTACAATGGTTCCAGCTGCACTTCGGAGATCCCTTCGTTCAAAAAGTAAAGAAGAAGTCCTTTTATCCATACCCAAGAAATTTACTTTAAATTCTGGTCATGTAAAATTTTTCTACGATAAATTTGAATTTCTTCAATATCGTTTTATTGCACTTGCAGAAGAAATGAAACATCGTGGATATATTCCAGATGAGAGTAGAATTGAAGCATTCTCGGGATTTGATAACGTATTTTATAATGACTGGTCTTCTACTAAAGAAGATGATGCAATTATTATTGAGCGCATACAACTCCGTATTTCTGAAAAACCACACCTTTATAAAGATTAATCATGAGCCAATTTGAAAATTTAGTTTGGGAACAACGGTATCGCCCGCATTTAGTTGCAGATACAATTCTTCCAGATACAACAAAAAAGATGATCCATGATATTATCAAGTCCGGTAATACTCCCAATTTTCTGTTTGAAGGTGGTCCAGGAACTGGAAAGACTACTCTTGCCAGAGCAATTGCCGAAGAACTTGGTGCAGACTTGTTGTTTATCAACGCATCGATTGATGGTTCTATTGATACACTTAGAACAACAATTACACAATTTGTCACAACTGTATCATTTACTGATTCAAAGAAAATTGTTCTATTGGATGAAGCTGATTACCTTTCGATTGTTACCCAACCGGCACTACGTGGGTATATGGATGAATTTTCTAAGAATGCAATTTTTATTCTAACATGTAATTATAAGCATAGGATTATTGCGCCATTATTATCTCGGCTCCAAGTAATTGAGTTTAAATTCTCTAAAGAAGAGAAACAACCAGCTGCTATGCAGATGCTAAAGCGCTGCTGCCAGATTCTCGATACAGAACAAGTTAAATATGACAAGAAAGCCGTTGCTGCTGTAGTATCTAAGAACTTTCCAGATTTTCGTAAAACTCTAGTAGAACTTCAGCGATATTCTACATCTGGAGAGATTGATTCCGGTATCGTTGCAGCATCTGATACATCTGATATGAGTGATCTATTCAAAGCAGTTAAGGGTAAAGATTTTACCGCATGTCGTAAATGGGTCGCAAATAATTCTCTTGATTCTGCAACGTTTTATCGTGGTTTATATGATCGATTGCTTCCTGAATTGGTTCCTCAGACTATCCCACAAGTTATTCTACATATTAATGACTTTCAGTATCAAGCAACAAGTTCAGTTGATCTAGAAATTAATCAGATGGCGTTTTTAGTTAATCTGATGGGTTCTGCGAGTTTTAAATAATGGTTTCTCCATTCGACATCACAAAGAGTCTGACACAGACAAAGGATGATTTATATACTACTGAAGAAGTATTCAACAAAGAATACAATTCGTTTATGATCAACCGTATCTTATCAAACTCTCAATCAACTGTTCTTTTTGCCAATATGATGAACTCTGGACTTCTGGATAAAAAACTCCAATACGATTTCTATCGATTTGGAATTCCTAAGTCGAGGGGTTATACCAAATATATAAAGAAAGATGATTCTACGTTCAATCAAGATCATTTAGAATATATCTCGGAATCAATGAATGTATCACTTAAACGTGCAATTGAAATTTATGGGTTGATTGGATCTGATGTGGTACAGGCTGAATTAGATAAACGAGGTGGAAAGAAATGACGATTAAACTTTATATCGCTGTTCTCGATGAGTTTCCAGATTACATGGCCCCTACATTAGTTGCCCACTCTGTTCTAGGCGCACATTTACAGTTTTGTGATGACTGTGTCTATAATGAGTGGTTAATGAACTCATTTAAGAAATGTGTCATTCGTGTTAATAAGAAAGAATTTGATAAGATTTCAGTTATTCCTGACGTTTATCTAGGACATGAAAATAATACCTTAAATGGTAGAAAATCTTGTGCGATTCCTGTTCCTGTATATAAAGATTTACCAAATGTTCTAAAATTTGCAAAATTATGGTCACCTAATCCATAGTTAAATAGTTCCATATAAACTTTATAATGTGTTATAATGGAACTAGAACAAAAATTTGCATATGGTGTTGAGGTATTATTACCTACTCCGGATTCTTTCAATATTCTTCGTGAATCATTGACTCGTATTGGGGTTGCTTCTAAAAAGAGCAAGACTCTATACCAAAGCTCCCATGTTTTGCATAAACGAGGTAGGTATTTTATTTTGCATTTCCTTGAACTATTCCGACTGGACGGACGGACTGCTGATATTTCTGAAGATGATTATAGACGTAGAAATACCATTGCAAAGTTAGTTTCTCAGTGGGGAATCTGCAAGTTGGTATATAATGAAGATATCGAATTTACTGTTCCAGTATCAGAGATCAAGATCATTCCATACAAGGAAAAGAAAGATTGGGTATTGGTTAGTAAGTACACTGTAGGTGGTAGAAAATAATTATGAAAGAATATTATGAATGAAAAGATTACTCCTTTGTTGAACTCTATGGAGACGCGAATGGTGGGTTCACGTTTTCGTGTCAAGTTGTCCATTATGGATAATGGTGTTCATCCAAAGTCAATTATGTGCGCAACTCAAGATTTGGTAAGCAAAGGATTTTCATTGAAGTTTTTTAAGACAGAAGAAGATGCAACTGATTTTATTAAAGTTTTGGCTACATTGGTAAAAAGCTAATATCTGTGTTATAATTAATCAACTAAATTCAAATGGAGATTAAAATGACTAAGCGATTAATTAAAAAAGAAATTGATACTATGTATTTTGGTGGTGGTACTGCCGAAGATACGATCAAGGAATTGCAAGCACTCATTGATGAACATGGTGCTGGTAATATTACACTTGATACAAGTTCGAGTTATGGTAGTGACGACAGTTACGTTGCGGTTTTGCTGAGTCGTCTTGAAACTGATGAAGAAGAGTACGTCAGAGAATATGCTGCTGCACGCCAAAAAATTCGTAATGATGAATACGAGCGTGTTCAATATGAATCATTGAAGAAAAAATTCGGATAAATAGGATATAAGGAAAATAATATGAATGCTTTTAGTGTAGATGTTCAAAAAGTGCCGGGTGGTTTTATCATCAGTTGTCCTGATGGTATCCGCGTAGAAACTGATTTGGTTACAGTTTTACAGATTGTTCAAAAAGAACTATCACGTGAGTTGGTCAGCGTAATCAGTACTGTATAATATGAATAAATTAGAAGAAGGTTGGGGTTTAGGTAAAATGGAAGGTGATGGATACGCCATCGAAGGTTCTGGTTATGCAAGTGACTTGAATCCAATTTCCATTTGAAGAATAAATAAGATACGGACGATTGGGTGAGTGGTTGAAACCGAGGGACTGATACGGAACATCTGTTAAAACGGGTGTTCAAATAAATCCCTTCCTTAAAAAGCACGCAGGTTCAAATCCTGCTCCGTCCACCAAGAATTAGTCGGAGTAATTAACCGAGATAGTAAATGTAGATCATCTTGCTGATATGGTGATCCTTGTTGTGTATACAACGTCTGAATAAAATCAGAAGAAAATACGGGGTAAAAATCCTCACGAAATATCAGCACTCATTATTGCGGGTAGTGTAGCCAACAATCCAGTGCATGCAATTTTATTCTTCAATTCTATAAATGCAGATTCTGGTGAATAATATCTATCTTCATATATTTCTACTATCCATCCCATTTTTTGAAATTCTTTAATTTTAATAGAATCTCTATTTTGGACTTGTTTTAAAGAATGATTTTTGAACCCCATTTCTCTATAATGCCACGGTCCATTCCATAATATTGCAATTTTATAATCGTGCAGAAGAATATCGGCATCCCAACCATTAGCTATAGATGTATCATTACTAGTAACATTAATGAAATGATCAACACATAAATCAAAAAGTTTAATTTCATCTTTAGATCTTTTATTTTGTATTGCTGCTGATGATTTACCGCCTTTTCGACTACCTTCGGTCATCAATTTTCTTCTACAGTCGGGAGTGCAGGATTTTCTTTTGGTATATGAAAGAAAATAATTATTACAGCAAGTACATGTAAATTCTTTCAATAATTTCTCTTTAAATAATTTCTCTTTCTTTGGTTTATTCTTTAATGTATTACTTCTTTTTAAATTAGTCTCAATTGAATGAGTTCTAGAATTGGCACAATTTCTAGAACAATAAATACCTTCTTTGAAATGTAAATTAAAACATTTTAAACAAAATTTTTCTTGTGGGATTTTAATTTTCATGATAATTGTCTCCGATAAATAACAATGAAGGACAGCACAGGTATCCGTACTGTGTTTCCAAGAACTTCAATTTCTTGGATTACTTCTTATTTAATATAAATGAAATTTCATTAATAAATATGTTATAATTGAACTTTAGTGTATAAAGTTCTGGATTAGTTCAGTTGGCAGAATGCATCATTTGTAACGATGAGGTCGCTGGTTCGATTCCAGCATCCAGAACTTTATATATTATCGCGGGTGTAGCTCAGTTTGGTAGAGCTTCTGATTTCCAATCAGGATGTCACAGGTTCGAGTCCTGTCACCCGCTCCATTTTGTTATTAACTAGAAAGTGAATCTATGATCTATTCCCCACTAAACGATTACATTATCGTAAAAAAACAAGCTGCCGCAAATGCAACTTCATCAGGTATTATCCTTACATCTACATCAGGTTCTGATACGGCAAAAGTAGTTGCCATGTCTGCTGACATTCCTGCTACAACTGCATTAGAGATTGATGATCTAATTATGATTCGATGGTCAAATGCATTGAAAATCGATGGTGATGTTTATGCAGTTTCAATCAAAGAAGTAGTTACGAAACTGGAATAGCGTGTATAATGAAATGTGAAGTTGTGATTCACTACGAGTATCGGCAAATAATCCGATTCGATCCTGCGGACTCTATACTGTGTGAAATAGCGGGTTGGTTTAAATGTACCGGCAATAGGCTCTCACTGCAAACGTCAGGGCAGTAAACAGGGATCACATCCTGTACAATATGGTTTGTTGTAGTAACTACCGGAATGTTCCGCCCGGCAACAAAAATTCTTCTGGATGGTAAGATTAATCCAACAACTACATTATTAAAGAAAGTGAACACACCATGTCAATTATCGATACAGAACAATTTGCAATTCCAAATGACCCTGCAACTATCAAAAAGATCAAAGATGCCTGCTTTGAAATCTCTGCAAGTATGACTCGAATTGAAGGCGAGAAAGACTTCATCAAAGAAGCAGTTGAAGAGTTATCAAAAGATACAGAAATTCCAAAAAAGCATCTTAACAAAATTGCGCGGTACTTCCACAAGAGTAACAAAGATCAAGTTGAGGCAGAACAAGCATCTACTAACGAATTATATGATCGCATTTTCGCTACTGAACAAGAATAAGTAGATAAAGTTATTTGAGACCTTCTTGTGATATAATAGTCGCAAGAAGGTTTTATTATTTGGAGAAGAGTTTGAGTAAAAAAGAATATTATACTAATGTTTCTAGTCGTTTTGGAAAAATTTTGTACCGAGGATATTCTATAGATGATAATGGTTTGAAGCGCAGAATTCATGCTAAAGTTCCGTTTAAACCGACTCTATACGTTGAATCTCCTACCGCAGACTCAGAATTTAAATCTCTATATGAGAAACCTCTTCAAGAAAAGCAATTCGGTTCAATGTCAGAAGCTAGAGAATATATCAAATCATATAAAGATGTGATGAATATATATGGATATTCGGCTAACCGCACAGAATATGAATTTATTGCTAGAGCATTTCCAGATAGAATGGAGATTCTTTTGGAAGATTTAAAAGTTATTGGTTTTGATATCGAGACAAAGGTTGGTGTAAATGGTCCACCCGGTGTTCCTGATCCGTATCTAGCTCTGGAAGAAATCACACACATTGCATTTCAAGATCATAAGACTGAAAAGGTTGTATCTTATACAACTGCAAATATTTCTATTGCAGACGATGAGAACACTACATATAAAGTTTTTAAAACCGAAGAGCAATTATTAGAAGCGATCATTAGATATGTCGAGATGGAAGATCCTGATATTATGTATGGATTCTATTCCGATTTTTTTGATGTGCCTTATATCATAAATCGTATTCGTAATGTATTGGGTGAATCCGCAGCAAATAGATTATCCCCATTCGGTATTATCGATGAGCGTGATTATGAAGTAAATAATCAGTCATATAAAGAATATACCATTGTTGGACGCACATTACTCGATACACAGGCAATGTATAAAAAATTCGTTCTAACTAAACGCGAAGCATACTCTCTCGATAATTTAGCTAAAATTGAATTAGGTGTAGGTAAATTAGAAAATCCTTGTTCAACGTTTAAGGAATTTTCAGAATCGCCTGATCACATCAATAAATTTGCCTTGTATAATGTTATCGATACAA